GGTTGAAGAAGAACAGCAGAGGCAGATACACGCGAGCAGTCGAGTTGGTCACTGCCAGGGCGGAGGCCGAGGTCATCTTGCCGTAGGCAATCTTGTCGGACTCACCCAGGAAGGTCTCGGCGTACAGACGGAACCAGGTCTGGTAGTGCTTGTCGATGCGCTGGCCACCGATGGTCAGCTCAACGGCGGCGATCGCGCGCTCGGCGATCCAGCACGTGTCAGTCGTGTTGTTGTTCGACGTCAGGTTGGAGAAGGTTGGGGTAATTGGCGTCAGAGCAACGTACATGTTGCCGACCAGGTCGCCGTTGCGGGCGATGGTCACGGACACACGGCCGCTGTTGCCAGCGGAGCCGTTCACCGTCTGCTGAATGTTCTCCATCGCGAAGTTAGTGTGGCGCTTGTACACCGCCTGGAAAAAGGTCACCTTGGGCTGACCGGTAAGATAGACATCCTGAGCACCGTAAGCAACCAGCTGCATAAGACCACCCGCCATTTTGATATACCCCAAGAAAAAAAATTGGCCAGGTCGCGCTCACGCAGGCCATTCATTTTCTGGTTCAAAATTATATGTCTGCCCGCCACGCCGCCACCAATGAGCCCGATATTCCCGAGGACGAGGAGCTGGATCTGGACGACGATGAGATGGAGGATGGTGCCGATATGATGGATCTCCTGGGATCCTTCCTCTCCACCGAGGAGGGTGAGACCATCGCAACGGCCCTGGTCAGCATGAAGGACTCGACCGAGAAAATCGCCGATGCCCTCTCCATGCAGAACAAAATTATGGTGAAAATTCTGTCGGCAATTTCCAGCCAAAAATGCGGATGCGCAGCTCCAACCTCAGTCCAGGAGGCTTAAAAAAATGAAACCCTAATATTACAATGACAACTCCACTTACAATCGAAAAAGATGTGTCGCCTGAGCATCTCGAGGAGATTCGAAACAGGTACAACAGTTTGGCTGTGTGCCAGTGGAGTCGTCAAGAACTTGAATACGAGCTTGATTATCGCGAGCACGAGATCAAGCTGAAAGCTGCAGGCAATCTTACGGTACCTGAGATCGCCTGGCGCTATATCCTCCTTCCCCCCAATCAGGAGAAGAACGCCGAAGGATACCCTATTAATTTTGATTTGAAAAAACTGGACGGCCAGATTAAACAGCGCAAGGAGAACTTCATGTACCTGTGCCGGGCAATGCGTGCCCAGTCCATCCACCTGAAGATCGAACGTGCGCCGACCAAGGATATTGCTGAAAATGAAACTATTATTATTCGCCGCATCAATCGTCTTTCTCGCTACTGGAAGAACATGTTCTCCATGTGGCGGGCCTGGCAGGACAATTACGCCATTGTTAATTTCCCTACACAGGCTGAGTTTGTAGAGCCCTGTCCTGAGGAGGACGAGGACAAGTCGTCGTACCAGACCCTCCTGCTGTACCTTCTGGGCCGAGCCTATGACGAGAAGTACAACCGGTATCGCGATCAGTGTTGCGAGCAAATCCTGTCTCCGGCAGGTCACGCCACTCGCGCGTGGAAGCCCATCAAGGAGATCAAGGACTTTGTCTATGATGAAACTCAGAAAGAAACAAACTATGAAATGTGGAAGAATCTCACTTCCAAGGGCAACACCGTGACTGACGTCATCAAGCATCTCACAGCCTGCAAGGACTACCAGTTTCCTGAGATCAAGAAGAACCGTCACGCCTGGTCTTTCACTAACGGCCTGCTGATCGGCAAGAACTGGGATGAGGAGAAGCAGTGCAACACCATCAAGTTTTACCCCTACGAAAGCAAGGATTTTGGTCAGCTCGACCCCACCATCGTGAGCTCCAAGTTTTTCGATCAGGATTTCAACCCGTACGACGACATTCCAGACTGGTACAACATCCCCACGCCCCACATGCAGCGCGTGCTGGACTATCAGAAGTTTGGCGACGAGGTCTGCAAGTGGATCTACGTGATGTGCGGCCGGCTGTGCTTTGATGTAAATGACCTGGACGGCTGGCAGGTGATCCCTTTCCTCAAGGGCATCGCCCGGTCCGGCAAATCAACAATTATCACCAAGATTTGCAAGAAGTTTTACGAGACGAGCGATGTCAAGACCCTGTCGAACAACATCGAGAAGAAATTCGGTCTGGACTCAATTCATGACGGTTTCATGTTTATTAGTCCTGAGGTCAAGGGTGATTTGCAGCTCGAGCAGGCGGAGTTCCAGTCTCTTGTTTCTGGAGAGGATCTGAGCATCGCGCGCAAGTTCAAGAATGCTGTGAGTCTGCAGTGGAAGACGCCCGGGATCCTGGCTGGTAACGAGGTTCCCAACTGGAAGGACAACTCTGGGTCGGTGCTGCGCCGTCTTGTGACTGTGAATTTCGCCAAGCAGGTGGCGGATGCCGACCCGCACCTGGATCAGAAGCTGGACAAGGAGATCCCGGCCATCCTGTGCAAGTGCGTCAGGGCTTACCTGGATTATGCTGGCAAGTATTCTGACAAGGATATCTGGAACGTTCTGCCTCCCTACTTCAAGTCTGTGCAGAGCCAGGTGGCGATGGTCACAAACGCTCTCCAGAACTTCCTGGCGTGCGAGAAGCTCGAGTACGGCCAGGACCTGTTCTGCCCACAGAAGCTCTTCGTGGCTGCGTTCAACCAGCACTGCCAAGAAAACAACCTCGGAAAGTTCAAGTTCAACCCAGACTTTTACGCCGGACCATTCAGTTCAAAGGAGCTCGAGGTTCGCACAGAGACGAAGATGTACAAGGAGCGCTCGTATTCGGCACAGCCCTTCATCTTCGGCGTCGATATCAAGATTGATACAAATAATATTGTTGATGCATATTAATGAGCGTGCGCGAAGCGCAAGCTGCACTAATTCAGGCTGCTTTCAGGCGGCGAAAGGGACGTGAAATATACTCCAACAAAGTTGGTTCGGATTACGCCCTTTCGAAACCCAAGGTATTCACGAGCTCCGTTTCGACGCGCGTGACCAATCCTAACCTAGCCGACATGACTTTAATGGCAAGAGGAGCCAACTACATGGTGACTGAGATAGAAGGGTTTCAGCACATCGGCGCCAAACCTCACTACCGCGAAACTCTCAACAAAGCCGCAGTTGGCGAAATAGACGGTACAGTGCGCTCCATCAAGCTCAACTACATGATGATCAACCCACAGCAAACTGCAACGGTCTTTATTTACAAGACGGGGTCTGTCGTCATCAACACGACGGGCCCCTGGGAGCGCGTCGTTCGCCTGCTCGCCAAGGACTATTTCAAGGGGCAGTTTGACCATCTCATGGATAAACTCTCCATATCCAACATTGCTAGCCGATTCTACTGCAATCGCAATATTGACACGGCAAAGATCCGCAGTCACATTGAAGGGAGCTTCTTCAAGAACTACCCACAGATTGCCATGGCCCACTTCTACGGAGGGGCGGCAGGTGCGCCGAGCTCGAAATTCAAACTCACGGAAGCTGGGGCGAATATTGAGAACCGCAAGTTCAAGACGGGGGTGGCGGTATCCACCGAGATAGGAGCTTACAAGGTGTCTCTAAACATCTATGGAAACGGAACTATTCTGTGCTCGACCCTAGTCAATCCTGAACTCGGCCCACGTGCATTCAAGGCTCTAGCGGCTGAGATGCGTGGGACATTATTTGCCGGTCAGCGCGAGCGGCCACAGCTGAAAAAGCCCAAAAAGGAGGAGAAGCGTGTAGCCATGGCCGAGGCGCGCTATTCACCTGCTGGCAGCTGGTCGGCCACGAGAAACAACTACTATGTCCGCCCAGGTCCAAATGGCAAGGCGAGATTCTACGCCATTCCAGCCAACAAGTCGCTCGTGCGAGCCAAGGTCATAAAGGCGTACTCCAACGTTGGCGTGAATATCCCACGCAATGTCATTACTAAACTGGGAATTACGAATGCACAAATTGAGGCTGTGAGAGGTAAAGCCCCCAAGGCTGCAGGACCCTCCGGCTGGAACAACCAGAGCCGTAACGGCTACTACGTCAGACCCGATAAGCAGGGGCGCCCTGCTTGGTACCAGATACCAGGCGGGAAGGCGGCAGCCAAGAAGACTGTGATAAAGGCATATTCTGCAGCTGGAATTAACGTTCCAGAACACCTCAAGAAACTGTTCAAAATTTCAAATGCAAATTTAGGAGCGGCTTCGGCAGGTGGCCCTGTGATCAACCTCGGGAAGGATAAGCACCTGCGCATCAATGGCAAGCAGCTCGAACGCTACAATAAGAATGCACTTGTGGAGATGGCTGGAAATCTAGAGCTCCCGCGCGTCACGGAAAAGATGAAGGTGTCTGAAATACGTGCTGAATTTGAACGTAAATTAGCCCCTAAAGTTCAGCCTATTAACGTGACGATAGGTGGAGTCAAGCACACCTTCCTGACCAACGGCACAGTGCGCCGCAACTATGCCAATAAGGCTTCCAGAACTCGCCAGTTTTCCACCCTGAAGGTGCCAGAGCAGAATGCCATAGCTCAGGCTTACCTCACCGCAAATGAGTATTCTAATTTTAAAAAGAAATTGGTCAAGAACCGGTATCAGTTCCTTCTGAACACCAAGGCTGCACGTGCAGTGGCTGGACCAGCCCCGCGCCGTGCATCTCCTACGGCGCGCGGTGGCAGCGCCTCTTCGAGCGCCTCTTCAAGCGCCTCCTCGAGTATCAATAACAATTTTGCTTTGGAATTGGAACTGGCAATGCGCATGGGTAACCTGGCACCCAGTCCATCCAACCTCGAGAGACTCAAGAAGGCCATGGGCAAGGTGGAGATGGGCGCGCGCGGCAAGCCCGTCAAGGCGCAGGTGGATGCCGTCTGGAGAACCCTCACAAAGGAGTTCAAGAAGAAAGCCCAGAACAAGATTACATTGGCCAAGCTCGAGGCCAAGGCGGTGGTGCCAAACTGGGTTCCAGCCAATATGCGGAATGATTTCAAGAAGGTACTGGTGCAGACTGGACTAGTGGCCAAGACAAAGAAGAACGCCAAGGCGGCGGTCATGGGATGGATAAACGCCAAGATACCCAAACAGGGCAGAATTGCACGCAACGTAGAGAATGTCATTACAGGCGAGATAAAGCACATACCGGCGTGGAACCCCCCTCGCAACTTCAAATTCAACGTTCCCAAGCTGTCGCCCAAGGTCAAAAACGCGACGCAGAAGAAGGCACCAGCAGGCACCCCCGTGAAGAAGCGCAAGACAATTCCAATGGAAAATAAGTTCGAAAGTCTCGTGAATAACATGAATCGTTTGGGAGTTGCATACAATCCAAACAAGGGCTATTCATGGGAAAATCTGAAGAAATTGGGTGTGAATGACAAGTACAGAGCACTGTGGATCAACCACGTCAAGGCCAAGCCCCCCAAGCCCAAGCCTCAGGGTCCAGCAGTGGGCCCTATCAAACGCACTTCATGAGGTCGAAGATTTTATAAATCAAATTGAAGCCAGTGTCACGTGAATCCACTAGTGAAGGGTTGATAATTTCCATCTCAATTTGGTAGGTCATATCATCATCACAGTCCGGGTCATCGGGGTTACCCTGAATCTTGGACAGGTCGATGGACAGGTTCTTCCGCACAAAAGACCAACGCTCCTTGGTCTTCTGATCGGCAGCCGTCTCGCCATCGTACTCGAAAGGGACTTCGGTCGAGACACCAAGTCGCACGTCGAAAGGCATGCCCTCGAGAGGGAAGTCATCCACCACGACGCGCTTCTTTACGACTGAGTCGCGCTCATCAGTCTCCTCATCAATCTGAAGACGCTTGCCACCGTCAAAGTAATACACGTCATACTTCTTGTGCGTGGCCGCCTCCCAACCCTTGTACGCCGCGAGAGCCTTCAGAGCCTTTTCGAACGCCTCCTTGCCTACATTCGTGTCAAACTTCTTGGCGGAAGGCCGGCCGAAACGGATCTCGAGCTCGGTGTTGGGCGAATCCTTGTACTTGTTAATCACAGGTTCCCACTTGTGGTAAAGTTCGTATTCCATTTTGTTCTTAAAAGTTAAGGTTCCATTACCTCTAAGAGGATGCGTGGGCTTTTCAACCTTGGAAACACTTGTTACTTTAACACTGCTGTTCAATGTCTTGCACATGTTCCCGCTCTTTCCCGCCATCTCTTTTTGAATGACTATGAAGGTCCTTGTGAGATAACGCGCGAGTATCAGAAGGTGGCTAAGCAGTTGTTCTTATCTGGTAAGTCTGATCCTGTTGATCCGCGAGACTTGCTGGCCGTGTTCAAAACCAAATTTTCTGCCTTTGCAGACGGGGGTCAGCACGATGCTCAAGAGGTTATAGTCTGCCTCATAGATGTATTTGAAAAATCACTAGGAAAGGACTTGGTCACTGATATATTTAACGGTGAAGAAGTTCAGGAGACCGTGTATCCCGGTGGGGTCTCAAAGAGACCTGAAATTTTTACGACACTAATTTTGGATGTAAATTCAGAAACAGATTTAGTAACCCTTTTGAAAGACCGTGAAAAACACGTTGGTATTTCAGACTATATAGATGAAACTGGCAAAAAGCATAACGTGGCTGCTATAGGGCGGCGCGTCACCAAGTGGCCCAAGATCCTGTGCTTCACCTTCTCCATGTACTCGCGTAAATTTCCAATTGAAATTCCATCTGAAATTTATGACCGAAAACTGTTTGCAGTCGTCTTGCACTCGGGCATGATGTTTGGTGGTCACTATGCTATAGCAGTCAAAAGATACGGAAAGTGGTACATAAAAGACGACGACACTGTGAGTGAGCTCAACGAGCCACCGCGCAGGGGACCTTTTTACATGGCCATGTATCGCCCATAATTTTGTTTGTAAATATAAAATGAGTCGGTTGAGAAATATGGAAAATGAAATTCTACAAGAGGAACTTAATAAGAAACGCGCTATAATTGAGCAGGCAAAGCGTGCTGGATTGTCTAACAAATGGGCGAATTTTGCTAAAACAGAGGCTTCTTTTATCTTGGCTGAGCTCGCTAGACGGTGGCGTAATCAGGCCGTCGCCAAGAATCGCGTTCGGAAGAATCGCAAGGTGCAGGAGCGTGTAAGAATGGCTGCTAATGCATTTAAAGAACGCGCACGCTTATTAAAACCCGCGACAAAAACTAGCCCAGCGGGACTAACTGCAGCTGCGGCGTACGGTGCTCACGAGCCAAATGTTACTTACACGGAGATGCAGCGTAGAATGCGCGAGATGCTTCGGGCGCGGCGCGTGCCGACTCGCAATGCTAGCACGTCTATGAGTCCTCGTCGCCGATCTGCTCCCGGGAGCCCTAAACGCCGCCGCAACTCGACTCCTAAGAGTCCTCGCAGCCGATCCGCTTCCAGGAGCCCTAATGCAAAAACTCGCCGTACTTGATGTCCTCCCTAATATTCACCATCGTCCGCGCATAGGTACGCCGGTTGTTGGCGTGTGATTTATCTGTGCGGATCTTCTCCACAAAAAACCCCAAGTCGCCGTAGCCACACTCCACGATGGTGCCGTCCGGGATGTCTGGCCGAGCGTTACGCGTGTGCAGCTCGCCCTCCTCGTACGGCTCACCTCTGTCCTGCGCGAAGAGCCGCTTGCCCTCGTACAGCGCAAAGTCGATGGTGATGCGCTCGCGAGGCTTCCACTTGAACATCGTCTCGTGGGTCCCCATGCGCATGGGCTCATTCACCGGTGTGAAAACCAGACCGTCCGTCTCGTACTCGAACTGGTCGAGAGGCTTGAGCTCGCCGATTCTCTCGAGTGGGATCATCTCCTTCACGCGCAGCTCGAACTGGTCCTTCTTGGACTTGATCACCATCTTGACCGCCACCTGCGCGCGTGCAAGCCGCTGCGTTAAGGGCGCGGTCATCAGGTCCTCCCCCTTGACCCTCACTGCGTCGTGAATAACGAAAATATTCCGCCCGTCTTTTGCGGTGACGAGCTCTCCGTCAAGCACAGTGTCCTTGGGAAATCCCGCTAGATTTACGCTAGCATGCACAGCAAAGCAGCGATTCACAAGGTGCGACTCCTTGGATCCCGGTGGGCAAACAAGCAGGTGCCGCACACCGTCCGTCTTCTCACACACGACGTACGGCTGACGCTTGAGCCAAGGGAAGTGCCTGCGCTCAATTGACACTGGCTGAGGACCTGGAAATCGCGTCACGTCCGCCGATTTCCAGGCACTCTGAATATAGAGCTCCATTTTTGATTACTAATTTAGTATTTAGATTCTCTAAGTTAATCAACCTCGAGATCAGCGATCAGAGAGTTGGTGAAATTGGTGTAATCGTCGCTAATAACGTGAAGCTCCCACATAATGGCTACTAGGTTAGCCTGCTTAGTCGTGCAAGTCTCTTGGCTAAGGCGGGTGCTAAGCTTGTGGATGATGTCACGGACGGGATTCATTGGTTTGTTGGATGCCTTGTTATTCGTTTGATGTTAGGGTCCGAGCACAAGACCTTTTTTTCAAGGGTTCAGCTGGACACCCGATGCCTCGAGGATATTCCCTAGGCACTCATGTACAAAGTGACAGATGACCGTAGCCGTGCTCAGAACGCCCACCTTGACACCCTCCTTGCGCAGACATTCGAACATTTCTTCATTGTTATTTAGTGGAAGCTTGATAGGCACCTTACCTCCACGAATCTTCTTATCAACCGGCTTGGCATCCATGGACCACACGCGTGCCGAAGTCTTGGCGCACTCGTAGAGGCCGTCAGCCAGCTTACGACCCACCTCCGTGTCGAAGTTCAGACCACGCTGGTGAGCAGGCTCAGTCGATCCCTCCTTCGTCTTGGCCACAAACCGAGGCCAGTCGATCCCCTCCTTCACTGCAGGGAACACAATGACATTAAGGTTCTTGTCAAAGGGATCAACCGCCTTGGCAATTGAATTTTGATCCAAATTTGTTCCATATTCCATCCAGACAATTCGCTCACCGGTCTTGATAAGCTTTGTCAGGGTTGATTTATCATTTACGAAATGCACATCCAGGTGGAAACCGCGCATCATGCACGCCATATGGATATTCATCATAGTATGCAGAGTGGTGGCGCATATAGACTTGTTACGCGTCTCTGCTACAATATGTACCACAGTCATTAAATATTAGGAAACTTAGATCCTTAAGCCGTTGCCTTAATTCTATCCTCGAGAACTCCGTGGAACCGGATGTTACCTACGTGGCCTAGCACCGTCATGACGTCGGCGTAAATCTTGCCGCCCATCTGCTGCCAGCGCCGGCAGAAGGCGTAGTCCTCGGACAGGTACCGGCGAGTCTCGGGGTCGATCATGCAGTCAAAAACCGCAATGTACCGCTCAAGGTCGCGGTTCTGGTGGTCGTTCTGGCACTCCAGCTCAGGATACTTCTCGAACATCTGAGTGAATACGTGACGCTTTACCACCATGAATCCAGTTGGACCATCCAGCACCTCGGCAAACCCATTCTGAACAGGGGTGTTAGAGTATTTGAAATTCATAACGAGCGAGGAGCTGACGCGATCTAGATCCTTCTTCTCATCGTTCTTCACAGCCGCCTCAGCCTGGTCGAACATAACGCATTTCTTGGGGTAAATTGCCACTGAAATATCGTGCTCGGACTTTACAAGGCGCACAACAGACTCGGGGTCAAAGTGAATGTCGGCGTCAATAAACATGAAGTGGGTAGCCTGCGTCTTCTGATAGAAGCGGGCCACTGCTAGGTTACGCGCGCGATGCACGAGGGACTCGTTTTCTGTCGTGTCGAGCATCATCTGGATACCTGCCGCTGCCGCTGTACGCTGGAGACGAAGGATGGACTCTGCATACTGCTGGAGACAAAGACCACCGTAACAAGGAGTGCTAACGAATAGAACAATCTGCTCGGCCATTACACAATTAAGTCAGCTTAGCCTTAACTATCGCTTCAATCTTGGCCAAAGTTGGTCCAGAAACATCACAAATTCTGCAAATATCAGCCTTGGAAATTGGATACTCGGTTTGCCCCAAAACTAGGTACATGACGGCGCACACGACCGCCTTGGGGGTGCGGCCCATGAGCTCGACACAGTCGTCCAGTGAATCGCACGCCTTGATGATGCGACACTTGATCCTCCCCCTTGCAAACTCCGGCACGTGCGTGATGGCGTTGAAGAAGCGCGGGACGAGGTCGGAAGGCGCCGTCACATGCACGTCCGTCTCGGGAATCTGCTCTTGGTAAATCTCGAAAGTCCGACTGATGTCGCGGGAAGGGATGCCGAACGCCTCTGCAATCTCTTGTGTCGTGCGAGCCAGGCCGAGCTCGCGACACGCCTGAAAGATGCAATTCGCCTTGATGCCTGTGCGCACGGCGCCGCGAGTCAGCACATTCTCGTTGAACTTCCGGTACTTGACCTTTGCAAGGTACATGACGTTGTCCGTCAGCCCCAGGACATCCTTGCCAATCTTGTCCATCCCAGCGTAAGCGTGAAAGAGGCTGCGATCGCGATGATTGACGTTGGTGTGAAGTTGCCGCCTCTTCAGGGTATTTACTCGTGAGAAATTGCCTGCAGTAAATCCCACTTGACGGATCAAAGTGCCGATGTTCCACGTCACTGAAAAGTGATCCAGGTTCTCAGGAGCGCCACAGCGCGACGGGTCAGCCGCCTCCCCGTCGTCGCCCCCAGTCCGCCACTCGGGCTCATCGCATATATACTCGGCATCTACGGCGCCACAGTTGGTGCAGGTCGGTAGGTCAATGGATCCACACTCGTCTTGACCGTTGAAGGTTTTGGGTGAGTTGCAGAAACGGCACAAGAATTCACTCGCCTTATCTACCCGTCCAGTGAATTCAGGGTCCTTGAAATTAGGGAACGCGGACCACATATGGTCAATCTCCATTTTGAACTGAAATTAGGGTCACGTGCGCTTAGGGGCCGTGCAAAAAACCTATTTTTCTAGTAATGAGCGGCGTACCCCCAGTCGTAGATCACGCTTCCCGTGCCCGTATTCAGGAGGCTGTTAGCACCTCACCCTTTAACGTATTCAACATTGTGGCAATTGTTGTGATTCTTGTTCTCGGTTTCTACCTGTACAAGAAGTTTATGGATAAGAACCCAAATATTCGCTTCCCCCTGGTTCAGCCCGAGCCAGTCAAGAAGGAGGAGGTGACGGTGACGGCCGCCCCCATCCCAGAGGAGCCAGAGGACGAGGTGCCAGAGACCAAGGAGGACTAAAGAGCCTTTTTAATCTGACTAAGAACCTTTGGATTAAGTTTTCTCAATGGGGAAATGTGATTTAAAACATCAACATCCTTGCTTTCGATGCTATATTCGCGAAGTATATCCAAGTTTCCATTTTCGGCGTGTGTTCTCAGGAGCAGCAGAGCCTCGTGATCAAGATGCACATGAGGAACCCTGCGTGCTATAGCATTCAAACGCTTTTCGCGCATACACATATTCTGATGCTTCGTCCAAGTGCTCCCAGGCCGCATCTTGGCAGGATCAAGCCTATGTCCTATTACTATTGCAGGTTGAATACAGCCTAGTAAATTGTAATAATGCATAAGATCCCATTGACCATCTTCATACATTTTGTTCTCAAATATATTAGCCTCGCTCATGAGATCGGCGACGGCCGTCATATCCACCCCTTTTGCATCGACGTAATTTTCCTGCAAAATTGAAACCATATTTCCAGGCTCTTGAACTGGATGACCTATATACTTCATAGGATTTATAGTTGAATATTTAGAAACCAGCCCTGTGATGAATTCTCGTGGAGATTTGAACTCGTCAGGTTTATCAGAGTCAAATGTCTGACCACGAATGACGTACCGGAGATCACCCTTGGACTCCTCTATGAGCTGATCACTGGCCGATGGGAACAACCTCTTCATGTCGGCGACTGATGGTACCGGAAATTGGTACGTCTTAATTTCAAATGGAAATTTGTGATCAATTGGAATCTGAGAAATAATAATGAAATTTCCCTTGGTTGGAGGGTTTGTGATTTCACGGAGACCTACAAGGTCTGATATGGTTTCGTACTCATCTATGACTATAGGAGTATCAGTGTTTTCGAGTTTCTCCAGGAAGTCTATTGTTCCCTGTTTGCTCCGCAGAATTTCAGATGTTAATTCGATGTAGTGACCACCAAGGGCTCTATTCACTGCATACGTCTTTCCTATACCAGACTTGCCGAGTATGCAGACGCACTGTCCAATACTCGTGAAATTCGTTTCTAAAATTTGTGGCTTTTTATTAAGGTATCTATCCATGGCTACTGATGATGAAGATGAATCTATAAGTAAGCAAGTCTTAAATATGATTATGGAGAACAACGTGGTGACACCGTGGCTCGCTGGATATGCGGTGTTCCAGGTCCTCCTACTCGCACTTTTAATTTATATCTCAATTAGAATTAGCTTGAAGTAAGATCAATTGGACCGTAGGTCCTATTGGAGTCCGGTGGGAAGGAGGTCCGTCGGACCTGGTATTTTATCTCAATTAGAATTAGCTTAAAATGAAAGCCGTGATAAAGGTTTCCAGGGCTCGATGGCCGTACAAGTTCAAGGCCGTTTTCCCAGAGGGCAAGTCTGTGAGCTTTGGGAGACGGGGGTATTCTGATTACACGATTCACAAGGACTACACGCGGATGAAGAGATATCTCACCAGGCACCGCAAGCGCGAGGCGTGGGGTTCAGCAGGGCGCTACACTGCCGGGTTTTGGTCCAGGTGGCTGCTATGGTCCAAGCCCAACCTGCAGGCGGCGGCTCGGGCAACTGAAAAAGCCCTAGGTGCCAAGTACAGAATAAAATTGTTGTAAGATATTAAATGGTGGAAAAGACTACCAAGTATATTGGCGCGGCTGTTATGATTATTCTGGGTATCATCCTCATGTCTGTGGGGTCGTCCTATATCGCCAAGCTGAAGACCAAGGCTGAGAAGGACAAGTCGCCATGGATTGCAGCAGTCGTTATTGGACCTATTATGATTGTTGGGGGTGTGATCTTTGCATTAGTTACTGGGTTAAGCGGATCTAGCGACAATGCAGCGAACATGGTTGGCACTGCTCCAGGTGCCGCCGCAGGATCTGCAACTGCCGCCAACGCCCCTCAGAATCCAGTGGCGGCCATTGAGAATGCCGCTCGCGCCAAAAAGAATTTAGCAGAGCATACGGCGAAGAACGCCGGTGCAATTGAGAATGCCGCCAAGGAGCTCAACGGCGTTCTGAAATCAGCCGAAACCTAAACTCGCTGACTAGCAGCAGCTGACAGAGTACGGAACGCGTCTGGCGTGCGTGTAACGTCAAAATTAACAGTCGCAGCTGGCCCGATGCCGATATCACCAGCCTCGGCGAACGCATCCTGGTTCGCCCCCATATACACAAAAGTCCAGCCCTCACTGGTCCTTTGCGTAATCTTCTCCTTGATTTGAGACTTGCTAAACTTTGTGGAGCCGTTCTCCTCCCCGTCCGTGAATATGATGATCATAGGAGGCTCGGCCACGGGAGGAACATCGAGCGCCTTGCCCAGAGTGTCCAGCAGGTGAGTCCCTCCACGAGGGCAGTACGTCTCGCGGCTCAAAAGAGGAGCATCACGCATAGTGATATTTTCATATGTAACCAGAATTTCATTATCAAACTGCCAAAGGGTTGCAAGGGCATCGGGGGTTAGATTCTTCTGGTCGTTAATGAATGCATTGTAGCCCCCAATCACGTCATCCCGGATCGAATCCATGGAGCCGGAGCGATCGAGGAGGAAGAAAATTGGAGGAGCCATCTTGTTAGTATAGGCGGCCTCCTCTTTAAAATAAAATCTCCAGGACAAGTACCTCTGGATGGTGGGGGTCGGAGTTCTACAGGAACTCCTTAAGACCCATAGGCCTTCTGACTCTTTTTATGTTTATGACCTCGATGTATTAACACGAGCCTATGAGGAGTGGAAAAAGGTATTCCCTAAAGTGACTCCATATTACGCGGTGAAATGCAATCCTGACCCAGTTCTAGTTCAACACTTGATGAATCTCGGTTCTTCATTTGACTGTGCCACCCCGGCAGAGTTCAATTTAGTTTTGAAATTAGGAGCGAGTCCTGACAGGATCATTTACGCGAATCCGTGCAAACGATCTGAAGACATTCGTCTAGCTATAAATAGTAAAGTAAAGCGGACCACGTTTGATAGCGTGTGCGAGCTCCAAAAAATTGCGCTCGCCGGGGGGATGGAGGTTCTGCTGCGTATCCGCGCAGACGACCCGGGAGCCCGCTGTAATTTGGGGAACAAGTACGGTGCAGAGGAGGAGGAATGGACCGAACTACTTGGCATGTGCTCGCGCTTGAGCTTGAATCTCGTTGGAATCTCCTTCCACGTGGGTTCCATGGCATCAAGCGCACAAGCATTTGTCGAGGCACTGGCCAAGGCGCGTAGAGCAGTAACCTTGGCCGAGACGCATGGGTTTAACCCACGGATTATAGATATTGGAGGGGGGTTTTCATCAAACAACGTGTTTGACCTAGGTCCCCTGCCATCCATGATTAATGAAGAAATTTCCAATTTTGATACTAAATTCAAATTCATAGCCGAACCTGGCCGGTACTTTGCCGAACACGTGGCAACTCTCTTGACCCCCGTCATGGGGAAGAAGGGCAAGGGAATTACAATCAGTGAGTCTTTGTACGGCGCATTCAACTGCGTGCTCTTCGACCACGCCAAGCCCAGCTTCTGGATCCTCGATGGACCTGATAATAGCAAGTTGGTGCCCATGACAATATTCGGATCTACATGTGACGGTGGAGACGTCATCCAACAGGAGGCCTTGCTCCCTTCTTCAATTTCATATGGAAATTGGTTGGTCTGGCCAAGAATGGGTGCTTATACTTCAGCTGCAACAACAAAGTTCAACGGAATTCCGTTTGATAAAAGATTGAATATATACATCTAACCTGAATCCGGTCCCCAAAAGTTCTTGAGATGTGGAATGAATTTTGGTTTGGAATTTGGAATGAAAACAGGAGGGCTATATGAAATGGGTATCTCATCAACTTGAGTATTGACGTCACTGTAAGTTTTGTATCTTCTTCTTCCAACTAAAAGTCCTACACCCATGCCTATAATGAAATCAATAATGAAAGGCATACTATATTAGTATCAAGCATCTTCTTTACGTCCTACAAAATACTCCAACAATTCTTTTTCCAGTCTCTTTCCTTTTTCCGTCAGAACTAAGACGCCCTTATTAGTGAAGACGGTATCAGTTGATGGATCGAACTGGTTCTTGGTGAGTATGTCCCATCTTTCCCTGTATTTGCGGTCCTCGAGTCTTCCGTGCCACAAATGCAGGATGGTACCCTGAACATATGACAGCGTCATGTGTTTGCACGCATCTTGATACTGCAAAAGCATGGCTTTGTAGTTGGGGTGGATGGTGCCAGGCGCGCTCCATTCCACGCGATTTACGAGCGCCAAGGCCATGTGTCTGTCGGCCGACCCGAGGATGGCCCAGTCTAGTATGCCGCCGAGGTGCTCGATCACAGCCCTCGTAGTGGCCCACGCGTAACCAGGGTGCCAAAAGCCGTACTTGTCAGTCTGCGTGTAAGGCCGGCCGCTCTTAACGTGCATGTAACCGAAACTCTTGTCAATCTTCATAGCCTCCCCGCAAGGCCCTAGATTAACAGCCGCCTGCCACATCTGCACAAAATCAGCCGTCTGCAGGGCCTCGAGCGTGTCCTCCACCCAATCTGCATTCAAAAATAACAAGTCGGCGTCTATCCAAGCCATGTACTTCCATGAAGAGGGGAGCTGGTGAGTAGCCAGGTTTATCAAGTTCTCCTTTATCCACAGCGGGCTTTCAGTCTGAAACTTCAGGTGCTTGAACACGTCGAGCTTGGGGAGAGGCGCCTTGCCGACAGCTTCAGATACTACAATTTTAATTCCAGGTTCTTTTCCGTATCTATCTATGAAATCGACAAAGAGATCACGGCGGCGCTTGAACCCACAGTAGTTAAAGTATGGTAGAATTACATACAAAATTTCCTTTTTTTGTCTGAAGCAGTCCATTAATTTAGTAATGTATATTAATATATGAAGAACATCCTCACTAAATGGGACATTGCCGTCAAGAAGAGGCGTGCAGCCATCGTCAGGCTTTTATCCAAAATTAGAAAGGCGAAAGGGGCTACGAGGCTCAAGAGAAAGGCAGATCTAGCTGATTGCGTTTATTACGGCGTCATGGATAGACACCGCCAGCACTGGCACAAGATCAGCGGCGTCTGGTACAAGGACACTGTCAGAAGCAAAAAACTCAGCATGTAATTTTTATCCATTTTACTCCAGTTTCATAGCCGAAAACTGCGAACGTTCGCAGTTTCCCCCCTCTATAAACCGCAATTGCTGGGTGCCGGCCGTGAAGGTGCCATGTTATCCACCGTCCTTCTGATTCAGTGGATTGAAATCTAACATAGTAGAGGGCTCCGTGATATTCTATTTCAAATCTCAATTTTAAATCAAAATTAGAAAGCCTCAAAGGAGGGAGTTTCTTTTTGATACACGTCTCCATGTCGTACCCAAGGGCTTCTCGTGTAGGTCTATCTGCATGACAAGCAATTTTGTAAATTATATTGTCCATAGCCTATTAAAGCCCAAGAACTATATGTAGGTATGGCTACAGTTATAACCTGTGACAACAGGTCCTTCGATCTTCACCCTGACCTGGTGAATAGATGCGAGACGTTGGTTGGAGCTATAGAGGCGACTGACGGCACCGCCATCATCCCCTTGCCCAATGTTGATTCAGCTGTGCTAAAGCGCATCATCGACTATCACGCCAAAGGAAAGCTAGAGACCCACGAGGACCTAACTCCCTTGCTGCTTGCGTGCGACTTTCTTGCATACGAGGAGCTCCTCGATCACGGATGCAAGATTGTGGCTGACAGTCTTCGTGGAAGATCTGCGAGTGAGATTAGAACAATGTTTGGTTTAGCGCCCCCCGCGCAGGCGGAGAACCAGGTGCAGGGTTGATTCCTTCTGGATGTTGTAGTCCGCCATGGTCCGGTCGTCTTCGAGCTGCTTGCCCGCGAAAATCAAACGCTGCTGGTCTGGAGGGATTCCTTCCTTATCACTAATTTTAGCCTTTAGATTTGCAATAGTATCACTAGACTCAATCTCAAGAGTGATAGTCTTGCCGGTCAGGGTCTTCACGAAGATCTGCATTTATTAGTTAGGACCTAAAATCTTTATTCCTCTTTTGTATCTTCATCAAGCAATGCATACTCGATGTTGGAGATGCGCTCAGTGAGACGGTCGAGCTCCTTGAGGACCACAAAGAAGGCAGCGCTAATCACGCCTGCAAACACAGTGAAGACGATCACAAAAGCGCTGCTCATTTAGTATATACACGTTTGCTGTCTCTAACTCCAGTCGTGAAACTTCAACCCACAGATGTTGCTCGTGAAGACGAGGGTATTCTTCTTGCCCTCATTATTGGTCACAGCTACATCCACTGTCCCAGAGTCGTAGGCTGGGATGATGATGGCGTTGGCATCCTGCACGTTGGCCACATTTGACGTTACGATGGCATTCAGCGTGTTGGCGTGGATGTTGGACCAGACGCCCTCGCGGCCACTTGGCCACCGTAGCTCAACGGTATTGGTCGTGATGAAGTTAATTGGCATTGGCGGGTTGCCCTCGAAGAAGATCAGATCATCTTCATTGGAGGTGGCGATAAACTGGTTGCCAATCCATAGTTCAACTGGGCTCTGCAGTGGAGCCTCGGAGTAATAGAAATCAACAGGCTCGGATGGTACTGGAAGTCTCATTACTAATCCATAGCATAATAATTTAAGTGCGACTCCGCGCCGACCCCGCCGGGCGTGCTCTTCTTCTAGTGTTATTTTGATTATTGGGTGCTTGGCGACGTATAGTCATGTAATTGTTGTATGCGTTGCGACGATTACGCAACTGTATATGAGCCAATTGCAATCTGAACATTGTATCATTATATTGAGCTCGCGTTATTTGGTGAAGACGCAACATTCGAATTGCATTTACTCTTATTTCTTGAAGAAGGCCTTCCATATGATTGAAATATGGATTTGCCATTTTATTATAATTTTAGATTAAAATTTAGTATCGCGTAGATATGTGCCTAGAAAGTCGATTGAACCTACTGTGGGGTAGTCGCTTACCTGGCCTAGTGGCGAGAAATGGACTGGCCGCCACATGCTCATTCCATTCACCACATCAAGGTTTGTTAGATTGTCATCGACAAAAGTGTGCTTAATTCTATGATCAAATTTCATATACGCACCAGACTCTGGTTTCAGATAGATTCCGTCACATGCGATACCAATTTCATCTGAAATTGCGTGAGCTACAGGAAGGGACCAATCAAATGGGCAGTTTGAGAAGAGCTGAATCTTCCACCCCTCCTTGGTCCATGAGTGGATTTCAATGGCATCTTTCTGGAATTCAGTGCTTGACAGAACGGACCATAGGTGATTGATCAGCTGTTTGTCATATACATCCTTATTGAAGTCTGACGAGTCCATACCGAGGATATGCTGGACGCCTCTGGCCGTGTGACCATACGCCTTGAAGAATGCAGAATTCATCTTGGCCGGGTCCTTGCATGAAGGGAGCTTGCGTCTGATGTAACGCACGCAGTTTGCGCGAACGTGATTCGAGAGTTCTTTGTCGCGCAACAGGACCCCATCGATGTCGAGTAGGAGAGACTTGGACGCCATTTAAAGTTTTGGATATTTTATTCTTAAAATGCCCACCTCCCTGGATGAAATCAAGACTTTTGCACTGGATCCTATTAACTTCGTTGTTCCTCGGTGGGCCCTGTTCCTGGCACTAAGTTACTTTTTGACATGGACAAAGAGTCAGGTTGTTACTTTCCAGATCGAGTGTATTAAAGCTTAGGCTAGTGTAATGAGTACATGGCACTCTATGCCCGCAAGCTGGTTCCCGAGGCCCTCCTCCCTACCCGTGCCACTGAGGGCGCGGCTGGATATGACATTTACGCCGCTGATAACTACATTATCCCTCCAGGCCATCGTGAGGTGGTCGGAACCGGTATTACCGTGCAGCTCCCACCAGGAACCTATGGTCGCATTGCTGCTCGCACTGGACTGGTCGTGAAGCACGGTCTGGATGTGCTTGGCGGCGTCGTGGATCCCGATTACAAGGACGAGCTCAAGGTTGTGCTGATCAACACCGATCTGCGGTTCCCATTCCGCATCAAGCCTGGATACCGCATCGCTCAATTGATCCTGGAGAACTACACCGTGGCCCAGGTCGAGGAGCTGGCCCCTGATAGCACGTCACTCACTCAATAAATACTATGAAGGGGCAGTATTCGGGTGGGTAAGTATCAAAAAAAGTAAGAGCATCTGGCTGGCGATTATATACATCCATCTGCTTTTGCCAGTCTAGGAGCTCATTATCAGTTTTAGCCGTACGAATAGGCTTTTTAAATTGGGACCTACCTGTAATCTCCCTGTCTAAAATTCCTTTAAAATTAGTTTTGTAATATTTGAGCCTGTAACAGTCTCTGCACACGGGTACAGTCTTGTTATAAGTGAGAATTCTCAACCAGCGGTCATTGGCCGTTACGTCGATTGGGCTTACACAGCTCCACGTTACGGCCTTTAAGTAGTCAAATGTCCCTATGACCTCCAGATAGGGGTTGAGAGGAACTTTGCAGAAGTGGCATCTAGATTCACATTTAAATTTCATATCTACGCCTGTGCTTCTGACCAATATAAATTAATAATTACATTTGTCGATGCACCACCTGGGTCCAAATTTTGAACGTTAATTAGGAGGGTGTCGGGGCCGTCGGGGAAGAGGTCCTGGCCACCGATCACACCGGTTGAAAGCTCTTTAAGCTGGGAGAGATCAAGCACGTTCAAGCTGTTGGCTGCGCAAATAGAAGAGAAGATGCGCTCACCACCGGTATATATGTTGCCACCCGTGAATGTGTTACTCACTTGGGTGAAACTGGGTTGGCCTTGGTAGAAGCTTGAATTTACATTGAACCAATTTACACCTGAAATTCCCTGAGGATTAATGAGACCTGTGACTCGGACGGTTCTGTTTGCCGTCACCTCCATCTTTTGAAGGAGAATCTGAGCGCGGTTGAGCAGATCGCGGTCCCCCATATTGCCTACAATACCGTTACTCACTGACGGGGCGAGGCGCAGAAGGAAGATGGGCGTTGGGGTGGCGTAGGCGGTGAGGGTCTGCGTACAGGTGTTGGCGTAGTTGAAGTAGTAGCCGCGATCGCCGTCGAACTGGCCGTCCATGAGAAGTGCTGAACCCCAGTGAGTCAAACTGGGTGTGCAGGTGATGCTGCACAGAACGACTGATGCATTGGAGGCGTGACTGGTTGCACCTGAAGCCGCAAAAGTCTTGGGCAAGTCGTTGATCACATAGGTGATGGGCGAAGACCGGGTGAGATTATTCAGAGAGAAAGATCCCTTGGAACCATACTTTATGAATTCCGAGTCTATAAGCACCGTACCGGTATCGGGCCAGTATGTTGGGTCGTCATTAAGAAGTACATTTGACGTAGTTGTTGTGATTTGGCCATTTAGAGTTGATACTGCGGTATTCATCTCATTGATGAGCTCGTAGCGCACTGGCTGATTACCTGTTCGCATGTACGCCTCGTCATTCACGTTGTTCTGGCGGTATCTGTGGCAATAGACCCAGTTACCATCGGACCCGCGGATCATGAAATCAATGAAACCGGCTCCGTACCAGGTGTATTGGAGCCCAATCATTTGCATCTTTGTTAGATCGATGCGGTAGCCTGAAGCGCCCGTACCATCACAAGTATCTCTGTTCCACTGAGACTGGGGGGTGCGCTGCTCACGCACTCGTGACGCCTTCAGGGGATTCGGTGGGTTTGAAATTCCTCTGTAAGGTGGGTTGAATGTGAGAACTCCCTGTGATGCGATGCTCGTTACCACATGGGTCATTCCGCGCAGAATAAACTTGTCATTCACCTTGAGCTGCTCCTGGAATCGAGTCACGGGATAAAGGAATGTGAGAATGACTGCTGGAGTTTTCGTACCAGCTGCAATTGTTAAAAGTGGCGACATGGGCAAGAAACCTATAGTAATTTGAGTTGGACTATCTACTGATATAATATAAACAGTATCGAGGAAACCAGGCAGGAAGCCTGAGATACAGTGCATATTTCTCACGAAAGTTCCAGTCTTTGATGTGAGGGTGATGACCGCCGACACGTCACCTGGATTCACCTGGGCTGCAAAGGTGCCGCCCTGTGACTGGATTGTGGCTACACCGATAGTGTCATCAGTGTATGTGTTGCCGAGAAGGAGCTGACCGCCGACTGTAGTAGTCACGGTGCCAGCAAGCTGAAAAGTAGAAGAGCGCTTGACGACCCAAACGTTCTGGCCATCGTACTCCCAGAACAAGCCGTTCTGATCATCGAAGCAGCCTGCACGAGCACAAGCACCGTGCCAGTTGGTAATAATGAAGCGAGGCTGTTCCTGGAAAGCTGGTGTGGTGGCGCCGAGGGTTGTCGTGGCTATGACATTCAGTGAGCGAGAGTCATTCACGCTTACAATTGTATAATTTCCGTTGAAACCAAGATCTCGGATTCCACGGACGGCCACACCTGCACCCACCTGCGCACCGTGATAGACGTCAGTGATAATTGTGATATTGCTGCCAGGAGCCGTTCCATCGGCTGTAACGCGGGCAATATCATTGTTGGGGCAGAAGAGGGTACCCGAAGACCAAAGCATACCTTTACCGGACTGGTACCGGAACACCTTCTTGGACTGACGTACGATATTGGCTCCGTGGGTAGTCACGACGGGTGTCAAAAGCACGCCGCCATCGAACGGGCGGTGAGTCACGGTGGAATAAGGCTGAACGAAAATTGAACCTCCGCCTATGCTCGTTGGAGCGCCGGCGAAATAAGAAGTGTAAGTGAAGACGTTTCCGGAAGGCACGGTCTCGACGAAAAAGTTGCCATTCACACCAGCGACACCTGGCCCTGACCAGTTGTTCGAGGTAATGGGGGTTCCGGGAAGCATACCGTGGATATTTGACGTGCGCACAGTTACGGTCGTACCAGACTGATTGATATTATCAACGCGAATTGAGCAATTACCTGTGTTGAACACGCCGCCACGTCGGTAAGTGGTGGATGTGGTGAAAAGAGAACCAGTAGCAATAGACCCCTTGGCACGGTAAGCAAATGTGCCAGCTGGAAGTGACGAAAAGTAATCTGGGACTGTAGTATTTGCAGTCACGAGAAAGAAACCCTCCGCGCGATCTGCAGTTCTAGTAAAGTTGGAGAGGCCGGTCACAGTGATAATCGAACCTATAGCCGGTACAGTGGATGACGTGGTGACCAGAACATTTGAGACGACGGGTCTGCCATCTGCAGCCACGGCTGATACGACGAGATCAGTACCTGGAATTTCGTAGAAACTGGGCGTCTTGCGAATCTCCTGGTGGGTCTGCCACTTTGTCTGCTGAATTCCGTACTCGAAATCGGCATCGATGAGAGACTGGCCTAGCGACACGCGCTGGCGCTCGATGGCATCAGTGCCGAAATCATAGGGGCGAAATTGGGGTACAGGTGCATTCTTCGAATTGACCCCGATGATACCATCAATGGTTCTACTCATATTACTTTTGCGGGCGAAAAAAAGTGAGCTTAATTGTCTGACTCAACCTCTAGTGTGAAAGACCAATCAAGACCGTTATTATCAAGCGGGTTTCCAAACCGATCACGGACCTGAATGTTTAGACGATTTATCTTGTAATTTGGATCGAAAATTTCAATCGATTGCTTGAAGTAACTGTCAGACAGGAAGTTCTGAACGCCACCCTTGAGTACGGTGATTGGAATTTTATAGGTGCAAGCATAGGGCTCCATGCACGAGTTGCGAAGGTTCTCTATGTATATATTTACGTAGTTATCAAAGTCTATATTGTAAGACTTGTTGGCTGTGAAACTGACACCCACCTGGTCATTAGTAAATCCTAGCAGGTGGCCTAGAGTTCCGGGATCTGCCACTATTCTAGTCGAACCAGAGACGGAGGTATAAGTAATCTTATTAGTAGTACCGTTAATGGCGAAACTGCCCACTGCAGTCGTGATGGTATTGTTGATAGTAGATATGAATGTAGCTGCTGAGTAATTTCCGGGTGTGAATGTGTAGCTCGTGAGCACGCTCAGAACGTTGAGAGTAAGGGTGTTATAGGGTGCGCGAATGTTATAGAAGCCGAGTGGCATCTCAACCGACTTGAGAGCCACACGCTTCACACGGGTGTGAGTCTGACCAAGAAGAACTGAACAATCAAACGAGTTGAAGTTGTTGCTCTTGATAACAGTGTTGGCCTTGTTCGAGGATGTATCTACGTGAATAAACCAAACGCGGCTCATTTACTTTACTTTAAGATAAAATTCCCTGAAATGATACGATGAAGTGTCAGGCTGTTGCCTGGGAAGGGAATGATATAGATGGTCAATTTACAGTCAGAATTTATGGCAGGTGCGAAGATGGAAAATCACTAGCCGTGGGCGTTCCTTTCAATCCCTATTTTTACATTAAAATTCGTCGAGGACATTCCTTCCCTGATTTCAAGTCTGCAATTCAGAATCACTTTCGAAGCGATCTCAAAGAAGTTCGTGAGATTCACGCCAAGGATCTATGGGGTTTCCAGAACGGTCTGCTGTCTAGATTTGTTCGAATCGAGTTCAAGACGTGTAGGGCAATGCGTATGTGCGCCGCTGCCATCGAAAAGCTCAAGGAACGAGATGACAGGTGGGAAGATCTCAAGAGTTTCGGGAGACTCAAGATTTACGAGTCAAACATAGACCCAGTCCTGCGCTTCATGCACGTCACTGGAATTAAATCTACAGGCTGGTTCGAGGTTTCGCCCTGCGAGCCCGACTTTTCCACGTCATGCGACGTGAGCCTATGGGCTCCACGCATGGACCTCGTGAAACCACTCGACCGTGACGACATAGCTCCCCTCAAAATTATGAGCTTCGATATCGAGTGTTACTCCAAGGATGGAAGCTTCCCGACGCCGCAGAAAGCCGAGGACGTCATTTTTCAGATTGGCATGACGACGCGAGTCTTTGGAGGAGGCGAAGTTCGCCGCTGCCTGTGTCTCAAGCAGACTGACGCTCCAGATTGCGAAAGCTTCAAGACCGAGAAGGCCCTTCTACAACGGTTCGAACAGTACATCACCGAGATTGATCCTGACGTGGTCACTGGGTGGAACATCTTCGGGTTCGATCTCGAGTTTCTGCTCGTGCGCTCTACTCTGAATAACCTGGCACCAACCTGGGGGCGGTTCAAAGACTCTCCGGTGGAACTCGTCACCAAGAACCTGTCCTCAAGCGCTCTAGGGGACAACATGCTCAAGATGGTTCCTATGCGTGGAAGGTACGTGTTTGATTTCTTCCAAGACGTCAAGCGCGAGCACAAGCTCGAGTCATACTCCCTGAACAACGTCAGTAAGCACTTCCTCAAGGACCAAAAGCATGATATGCCGGTCAAAGAGATTTTCAGCCGGTACGCCGAGGGGGACCCAAAGAGACTTGGTGAGGTGGCTGAATACTGTATGCAGGACACCGCCCTTCCTCTCAGGCTACTAGACAAACTCTTTCAAATTCAGAACCAAATTGAGATGGCCAAGGCGTGCTGGGTTCCGCTGGCTTTTCTAAGCGAGAGAGGGCAGCAAATCAAGGTGTTTAGTCAGATGGCTTACAAGGCTCGTGAGATCGGTTTCATCATTCCCGTATTCCGCGCGCCCCCCGGCTCGGCGTCTGACGACAAGTACCAAGGGGCCACCGTGCTAGAGGCCCAGACGGGAGCGTACTACACGCCAATCACTGCACTCGACTTTGCTAGCCTGTACCCGAGCATCATGTGCGCTCACAACTTGTGCTACTCGTCCCTCGTGATGGATCCTCAGTTCGATAACCTCGAGGGAGTGGAGTACGAGCAGTTTGGGCCGTTCAGATTCGCTCAGAACGCACCATCTCTCCTTCCAGCCATCCTGACGGATCTGAAGGCCTTCCGCAAGAAGGCCAAGAAGTTGATGGCTGCAGCGGAAGGAACTCCCATGGAGGCTGTATATAACGGTCAGCAATTGGCCTACAAGATTTCTATGAATAGTATATATGGATTTACTGGCGCGTCTAAGGGCATGCTTCCGCTTCTCGCAATTGCATCAACGGTTACTATGCGAGGACGACAAATGATCGAGGAGACGAAGAATTATGTCGAGGCCAACTTCCCTGGAGCCAACGTCCGGTACGGAGACACCGACTCGGTGATGGTGGAGTTCGACACACAGGGTCGCAAGGGCCAAGAGGCTATCGATTACAGTTGGGAACTTGGCGAGAGAGCCGCGGCGGAATGCACGAAGCTCTTCAAAGCGCCGAATGACCTGGAGCTCGAGAAGGTCTATTGCCCGTACTTTCTCTACTCGAAGAAGCGTTATGCAGCCAAGATGTTCGAGAAGAATAAGAATGGAGAAATAGCCTTCAAAAAGATTGACGTCAAGGGTCTGCAGGTGGTCCGGCGCGACAGCTGTCAGTACGTGCGTGAGACGCTCAAATCACTCCTGAATATGATTCTCGAGAGTGACGACCCGCGGCCTCCGGTGGAGTTCGCCAAGGCGGCTGCCAAAGCGCTCACAGGCGGGGAGGTGCCGACTGAGAAACTGATGATGAGTAAGCAGTTGGCGTCATCCTACAAGGTTAAGATGCCTCACGTGGAGGTTCGAGACAAGATCAAGAAGCGCAGTCCCGGCTCGGAGCCACAGCAAGGAGACCGCGTACAGTTTGTAATCGTGGAGGGCCCCAAGAACGCCAAGATGTTTGAAAAGGCCGAGGACCCCGCCTGGGTGGCTGAGAACGGTATCAAGATAGATTACCAGTATTACTTCACAAACCAACTGAAGAAGCCAGTGTGCGACCTGCTAGAGCCTCTGCTCGGCAGCGACACAGCGAATCTCCTGTTTGCACCAAAGGTCAAGAAGATTACAGATTTTTTCGGGCTTAAAAATTAAGGACGCTAATTTAGTATGGAAAAACAGATCAATGACATGATCGAAGAGGAGGTGAATCGGCGCGTTGCGCTGCGCCTCCGCAAGTCGCTCGAGGTGATTGCGAAGCTCTACACCATCCCCTTGGCGCGACTTGTGGAAGACACTGCTGACGTGGAGTGTCGTTTTTGCAAGGGTCAGCTGAAGAGCAAGGCGCGGTGCCTCAAGGAGCCCAAGGCGAACGGGTACTGCAACTTTCACCAAAAGCAGGCGCCTCAGATGCCCGTGGGAGAACCTGCAAAACACAAAGAGGCCGAACCCGTTGTTTGGAATTTGGAGGCTAGAAGTCGCTTAAACATTTAGAACCCTAAAATATCAATGAGTAAATCTGATCTTCTTCTAGAAAGTCTCACCCGGTTTTTCTCGGAGAAAGAGAACTCTGATCAGTTGCGAGATGTCCTTTGTCACAACAAGGGAATTTCACTTCGAAACTTGGAGTGGTTTGTGACCAACTACTCCAAGGCCCGTCACGTCACATATACGGCGCCTAACGGCAAGATCTTTACGGTGCATGTGGCTTACAAGTCTTCACTCGACGGCTACTCGAAGAAGCTCTTCGACCCCTTCTGCCGCACGGAGCGCATCGAATTTCAAGGCATCACCACGACTGTAGCCCAGTTGAACTTCATTCGTTGGTGCATCACGAATGGAATTATCGCATACCTCATCAAGCAAAAGGAAGTCTTGCGGACCCATTCGCAACCTCCAAAATTGTGTATCCATAATAAAACACATACAGCTGATACCCCTGAATCAGCTGAGACGCGTACGCAGGTACAAATGACAGGTTCAGTTTAGTAGTCTGGGAATTTAGCTTGGAAAAATTAATATAACCACCTGAATTATACTCTTTAGGATTTAAACCAAATGAATACATGTAAATATTCTTGGCCGGCACCGACAGACCGTGATCCATGGGCTGCTTGAATGAATAGTAGAGCGAACCCTTGAATGTACTGGAAATGTCGATTCCGTTCAACACAATTTTAGCAGTGTCAATAACGTCAATAAAGGAGGTTGTACCGGACACGAAAGTTAGGGGCACTGCAGTCTGAATATACTGAGTGGTATATCCATAAATGTACCGTGAATCATAATAAAGACCTGAAGGTGCGCCTGTTGGCGTTGCTATCGACTCGTACTTGCGATTGCGAATAAACCAAATGAGCATCTGCACTGGAAAACTGGCTGTAAGCTGAATCTGGGGGTTGGCATCCGTAAATGGAAGAGCCGACTCTTTCTGAACTCTATTGATGACGTATCTCTGGGGGGTGGATTGGTAGTAGAGCTTCTCTGCATCCGTTAGCTTAATTTCCTCCAAAATTAGAGATGGATTAATAATGTCTTTTCTCGAAACGCCCAAGTCATTTGTGATCCATACCCACGGGTTGAACTTAATTTTAAGATAGATTCTCTGGTTGGATATGGCACAGAGTGGTAGGTAAGGGCGACGCAGTCTCTCACGGCCTTTATTAGCGTGCGAGTGCCTTCTACAGAAGAAGAATTCAAATGGTATGACCATGTTGAGTGTTGTCGTGGGGCTCACGTTAGACGAGGATCCCCCATTCACCGCTGAAAACATGGACTGTTGCTCATCGGCGTCAAGGAACACCTGATCACGAATAAAGAACCAATCGTCATATACCGTCTCTATGACGGTGTCATTTATCATAAAGTCTGCTTGGGCTATAAGCGCGCGGCCAACCTGGTTGGTGTATGCATTGGACGATCTCGTGAGAGCCGGCAAAGAACACTTGAGGTACATATTACACAGTAAATCACCAAGTTCCTTCGGTTTGAGCTCTATTGTTATAGTTTGCCCAAGAAACACGTTACCTGAAATAGGGACGTTGCGCTGATACATGACGAAATTACTATGCTGTGGAAATTTTGCATTGAACATGCTATCATCCTCACCCCGCGTATATTTCTCTTGGGGACCCACTGCGTAAAGGGATATAGTTGTTCCCGAGTTGTACCCCTGCTTAGTAATCTCCTTGTATTCATCCTGAAATATCTTAACCTCCTTTATCTCAGTATTCAGGTCTCGTAAAGGCGCACCACCTGAAATCTTGAGTTTAGTATTCATCTCGATCATAGTCACATTTGAAGTTTCAGATATGTACTGGACATTAGCTCCGATCACCTTGGCTTGGGTAGGTGGCTGTTTCACAATTATATTTTCAACTGGAATTGGTAGCCCTGTATTTTCAGGAATAGAATCAGTGTTCAGAACTATATACGAGTCATACCACCACAGTTCAGTTACGCGTCCCGATATAGTCACAAACTGTTTTACTGTGACATTCCCAGTGAGACCCGGGATTCCAGATATGCTCCACCCCTCACCGAACATGAGTGGAACCACCGACCCCTTTATATAGAAGCTTGGTACGTTGCGCGAGACGTAGTAGAATCCAGAAAGGGCGCCCGTGATTGAGTTGGTCACTAGCGAACTGGCGTCTGGTGGGTACAAGGTGGCGCCAATAACACCTTGGACGCCCTCGACATTCTGCTCAGTGTCCGTCTGACACTCGAAAGACCACGTGTAACCCTCGCTGTTCTGCTCACCAAGCTTCTTTATGCCAGGCTGATCACTGACTTTAGTCAGAATGACGTTGCCCATCAGGCCTGTAACGCCAAAAGCACGCCACCCCGGGCCTATGGGCGCCTTCATAGTGGCCGTGAGTAGAGGCCATGTGGTATTGACATAGAAGGTGATCACATTTGATGACGTCGCCATAAAGAACCCACTAATTTGAACCGGAATTGGTACTGGCTTGGCGGCTGGCTCAGGTGGCGGCGGGGGTGGGGGTGGTGTGATGGCATCCACCAATTTCCTTTGTAAATTTCTTTCAAGTTCCAGAACCTTCTGGAATTGTGTAATCGGATTTAGTTCCATCCTCTACAAATTGGACAGGTTATTTTTCCACAACTGCACCACACTCGTCGCCTTGAGTGTATCGCGCTCGGTCGCCTTTGCACGACACAGAGCCTGCAGCTTATCAACCTCCTCTTTCGTGTATTGGTACGTCTTGATGTCAAGTAGCTTGGGCCAGATGGCCTCGTCGTACTTTTCCCGCCGGAGCTGCTCGTGAATCTTCCCAAGTGGAATGTTGAAGATGTGCATGCGTGGAGTCACCGCCACATCACTAATGAAGCGGGCCTTCTCCGTCAGCCACTGAATCTCCTCGTCGAGCTGGTTCAGAAGGTGCTGCTTACGCTTCTTGTAAATTTTGATCCTAATTTCAATGTATTCCACTAGAATCTCCTCTGGACTGTTGTACTTCTTCACAGCCCCGTTAGGTCCAATTAGGTACATGTTGCTAGTGTGAATAGTCTTGGTCAGGCCCAGCTCCCGGAGGGGGTTTTCTAAACCTTCCCCACCCCAGATGCGAAAGTCTGGCTGAGTTTCACTCGAGTGATTCTCGTACTTTTGGATGGTGCCTTTCTCGACCAGCTCATCCAGGTGCTCCTTGACGTCCTGGATCCACCGGCCTGGTGGAAGCTCGGTGATGTGCAGCTGCGATCCCTCCTTTGCCACCACGCCGCTCAGAACCCACGTGTGATCCTTTGTCTTCTCCGTCTTGCCCTTGAAGCCCTTGAAGTGCGGCTTCATAGGCACCATAGGCACCTGATCCAGCGCGCACAGGATGTTTGTCTTGACGGCCTCGTAGTCGAAAGGCGGCACGTAGCAACTGAACCCCGTACCGATACCCTCCGCTCCATTCACCAGAATCATGGGCACAATTGGCGAGTAGAACTCTGGCTCCACCTGCTGCCCGTCATCCAACACATACTTGAGAACAGCATTGTCGCTCGGATCGAAGATCTTCTTGGTCCAAGGTGCGAGACGCGTGAAGATGTAACGGGGGCTCGCCGCATCCTTGCCGCCGGCCAGACGTGTGCCAAACTGACCCGAGGGCTCGAGTAGATTCAGATTGTTTGATCCGACGAAATTCTGAGCCAGATTGATGATCGTGCCCTGCAGGCTGGCCTCACCGTGATGGTACGCCGTTTGCTCAGCCACGTAGCCGGAAAGCTGAGCAACCTTCATATCCGCAGCGAGGTTCTTCTTGAGGCAGGCGTAAATCACCTTGCGCTGACTCGGCTTGAGGCCATCCGCCACGTGAGGAATGCTGCGCTTGATGTCCTCGGCGCTGAAGTTGGCCATGTCATGATAGATGAAGTCAGTCACTGTGAGGTTCTTCACTGCTCCGTACTTGACACACGGAGGAGGCGCGGCCATGTGCTGAGTCAGCCAGTGCTTGCGGTCATCCGCCTGCGCCTTGCTGAAAGCCAACTGCATAGACTCGTTGAATTTAGGATCTGAATTGAAGGCGACTGTAAGCTGCTCGATCTTTTTGAAGTATTCCTTTGCCTCGGCACTCGTGGAAGTACCGAGACCCTTGTAGTACTTGATGGGTCCAGACGGCGCCGCCTCGCGGAAGGCGTCCTCCGTGAAGAACCACTGCTTGCCCGCCTTGATCACAGGCGTCACCATGCTCACAATAAATCCAAACTGAATTAGCTCGGGCCAATACACATGGAACATATTCAGCACCAGACCCTTGATGTGCGAGCCGTCAAGATCCGCATCCGTCATGATCATGAGACGGCCGTAGCGCAGATCACGCAAGGAGGCGTACTTTTTGCCGTGCTGAAGTCCGAGGATCTTCTTGAGGTTGGAGAACTCTTCATTGTCCGTCACCTGCTTAATTGTGGCGTCCCGGACATTGCGTGGCTTGCCACGCAGAGGGAAGACGCCAAACTGATTGCGACCGACGATGCTCAAACCGGCGATGGCCAGCGCCTTGGCCGAGTCTCCCTCCGTGATGATGAGCGTGCATTCCTGACTCCGATGGGTCCCGGCCCAGTTGGCGTCGTCCAGCTTGGGCACGCCGGTGATGCGTGACTTTTTGGAGCCGTCAGTCTTCTTGAGCTCCTTCTCAACCTTGGCCAGACCGAGAGCTAGGAGATCCTCGATGACGCCAGTAGCCAGGATATCCTTGATGAATTTTGGTTTGAAATTAATTACATCTGAAATTTTGGATGTACATTCTGCCTTGGTCTGACTGGAGAACGTTGGATTCACCACCACCGCTCGTACGAATATGAAGAGGGCCGACTTGATCTGAGCAGGCTTGAGCGTCACACAGCGTTTGTCCTTGACGATTTCGTCGCAAATTAGCTTGGAAACCTTCTCCACGTGAGCACCGCCCTTGGTTGTGGCGATGCCATTCACGAAGCTAACCTGCTGGAATGCGCCAGACTGCGAGTGGCCTACTACAACATCAAAGTTGTCGGTGTGCATCTTTGCCACATTCGTGAGCCCGTGCATAGCCGCATAGTCCTCGAGGGAGGAGACGCTGAGCTTCTTGGTATTGAAGTAGATTTCCGCCTTGGCGCACCACATGGCGGCATCCCACGTGCGCTTCTCCACAAGCTTGGCGAAATCTCCCGGGCCACCGAAGCGCTTCCAGTCCGGTGAAAAGGTGACTGTCACGGACGGAACAGTCTTCTCATCAGTGATGACGGGAGGGCTCACCTTGCTCATGTTGTCCGTCCAGGTTTGCTCATAGACCTTCTTTCCGTCACTAATTTTAATTTTAAATTTAGAACTGAAAACATTGGCGAGCTTGGCACCGTAGCCGTTGCGACCGCCAGTGACGCGCTGCTCCTCGTCATTGTAGTTGGAGCTGGTCAGAAGATACCCAAAGATGAGTTCAGGGATCCACAGGGGCTTTCCATCAGGACCCTTCTCCTTCTCGTGTTTCTTGATAGGAATTCCAACTCCAGAATTATAAACTGTAATTGAGTTGTCGGCGGCGATTCTCACCTCGATATACGCCACCTTTTTGGGATGCAGAGAATGCTGGTCAATTGCATTGACGAGAACCTCGTCGAAGATTTTCACCAGCCCAGGTGAAACAGAAAGCTGAGAAAGCTTGAAGTGTGACCCATCTCGAACCCAATATTGGGCAGGTTCGGGATGGAGGGATCCAACATATGTGTCGGGACGCTTGAGAATATGTTCAGTATGTGAGAGTCGTTCATACTGCATTTGGTTACAAAGGTAGGGGGCTGTGACTTTAAGCGTTGAACAAGTTCCAATTTACTGGTGGTTTTCCGAAAATTTCCTTGTAAAATCCACCGTACTGGAGGAGTATATGGGCACCACCAAACATTACTACACTGGAGCCTATAGCAGAACCTACTTTTTCCCCGTGCTGCTTGGCCACCACAACTTCACCTATAGTTATTAGTGTTACAAATCCAATTAATTCGGGTATGAAACCCATAATGGACTCGGGTGGGGCGACCCGTGCAACAAAGGCGAGATAAATCATATACAAAACTGCTGAAATTCCAATTACGGTAAAAATTGGAGCCATCACATTGCGCTGTTTCTCCTGTGTGCCCTGGAGATGCTCACCGGTCATCAGAGCAAAGTAACCAGAGAATTCACGCGTGACGGCGAACAGGAAGAAGAAAAGAGCGCCAATAAATACAGACTCAAAAAACAAGTCTGGGCGCTTGCGGTTCCATGCGATAAGGAGGCCGGCAAGTGCGCTGGTGCCTGCGATGAGGATGCTGCCAGCCATGAATCCACGTGGATCCTTCTCGACGTAATCCTTGTGACCATTGATAAAGCTCAGAAGCAGGAAGAGCGCCACGAGGCCAACTTTACCCACGATCACCAGCTTCTCAAACATGTGCTCTGCTGCAGGCTGATTAAGGCCAAACAGCGACTCGCGCTTCACAGCAACACCAACTAAAATAGATAATAGAAGTACCCCAGCTACACTTGCACCAATAGTATCAAGTGCAAGACTCACTGGCTTTTTCTCTTCAGTTGCCATTATTACTATAATTTAGATTTTAAATTTAATGACAGCAACGACCAGGACTATTATCGCAATAGCCGCTGCAATTTCATATGGAAATCTGTCTGGCTCTGACGGCAAATATTTGCATTTGGGTCCCCAATAAACTACAGCCTCGCTGTAGCTCATAGTTGGTTTCTTCAGTTGTCTATTTACTTCATTGTGTATATCGACTGACCACAAGAACAGCTCGGCTCCACTTTCCATGCGTTCTTCTATGGGGAATTTCTGAAGGGTCTCGTCAAAGTGCTTCTGGCACACTGGGCAAGGCAGGACTTTGGAGTAGCTATCCACGAGTTGCCTGAACCCTTCTTTGTGTGCGTCAGTAAGGGTCTGGGGGGCGGTGAGACAAGCGATGTGCAGAACTCCCCAAAAATACGGGCCCCAGTTGGTAAATACCATTCTAGTATTGACAGGGAAAAAATCTTGAACTAAATCAAGATGAAGAAGCCTTCAAGAATAGATCGAATGATCCAGGAACTCAAGGCACTTATCGAGAAGGCGCGCCTCGCCGCCAAGGCTAGAATTCAGAAGAGAAGAGAATCACGTGTTCCTCGAAAAATTTACGTGCCTCAATTCTTGCACCGGAGACGCTCTCCGAGCCCGCTGCGGTTACCAAGCCCACGGCGCCTCCAGAGCCCACGGCGGAGAAGCCCAAGCCCACGGCGCCGCTCAGTCACCCGTTCGCAGTCCGTTTCCAGACCTGTATTTATTCCTGCTAGAGAGTCTCCTTCGGCAGCTGCTTTCAGTCGCTCGCGGTCGGTCGCTTACCGCCGCCCGAGCGCAAGCCCTCTGTTTGCAGGGACGGCAGTAGCAATAGCACCTTATGTGCCTAGCAATCAGGCGCCTTCGGCTACGATCCGAGGACCACCAAAGGCCAAGAGATCTCTTTTCTCCATTCCAGAAAATAACAACTTTAAAAGCCCCCCAGCCACCTTGGGTGGCGCGAGCCCAAAATACGTTCCAGCGGGAGGCCCTCCTTCAACTCCACGCAAATAAAGATTTAAAATTATAAAATTCCATGAAGATCGTCGTTGTCGGTGGCGGGTCGGCAGGATGGATGTCTGCTGCAACCATGATCTCACAAGTTCCAGGGGCGGAGGTTACTGTAATTGAACCTTCTAATATACCCCCTATTGGTGTTGGCGAATCAACAATTAATGAATTTGTTGATTGGCTCAATTTACTCGATATAGAACCTGAAAAAATTATGAAAGATACTGATGCGATATTCAAATTAGCAATTAAATTTAGAGATTTTTCTAGTATCGGTGAGGACTTTTTCTATCCATTTGGTTCTTTGAATAATCCAACTGGTGAAAATACTAAATCGGGTGCCATCGAGGGGTGGAGCATGCGCCGATGTTTTCGTCCAGATCAAACCAAGTCATTTGTAGATTCCTTCTACCCCACTATGGCTCTTATCCGCCACGGAACTTTCATGCGTAATACCCCCAATTTTCCACAGGGACATTACGCCCTTCACTTTGATGCAATTAAGTTTGCAAATTGGCTCCGTGATAATTACTGTATTCCAAAGGGCGTTCGCAAGATTACAGGTGAGGTCGAGCACGTGAATACAGACGATTCCGGGGTTACTTCACTTGTCCTCAAGGATGGTTCGGAAGTTTCAGGCGACCTGTACCTGGACTGTACCGGCTTCAAGTCTATGCTGCTTGGTGGTGCGCTCAAAGAGCCGTTTGTGAGCATGAAGCACGTGCTGCCTAACGAGTTTGCGTGGGCTACACAGATCCCCTACGTCAATAAGAATGAGGAGTGCAAGCCATACACCACATGCACAGCTCTCGGCAATGGGTGGGTCTGGAACATCCCAGTGTGGTCTCGGATAGGAACTGGCTACGTCTATTCTGATGAGTTTATTAGTCACGAGCAAGCTCTCGACGAGTTCAAGGCGCACCTGGCAGCCAACGGCCGGGACCCAGAAACCCTAACGTACAAAAAGATCCAGTTCAAATCGGGTGGATACGAGAGGTTCTGGGTTAAGAACGTTGTGGGAATAGGTCTAGCAGCAGGTTTCATAGAACCACTCGAGTCCAGCGGACTATGGACCATCCACAACAACCTCACCGAGCTTGTGAAAGTTCTCCATCAAGGTCATTTCAATGAATTTAAGAAGCAAATTTTCAACAAGACGTGTTCAAAGTTGTTCGACGAGTTTGTAGGGTTTGTACATATCCACTACCTGTTATCTACCCGGGATGATACTGAATACTGGAGGAAGATAGCTAGGACCAGTGTGAAGATCGAGAATGAAAATTATTATCAGAGAACTTTTGATATCAGATTCAATTCTCACAACACATATGGAAATGGTATTTATTGCATCACGGCTGGTATGAAGTTTTGGCCCTTTGATGACATCAAACTTAAGAGTGCTTTTAATTCAAAATTGGATGTGAATGAAGTTTTCAAGGAAAAATACAAGAAAATGGATGACGTGTATTCAGAGTGGGACCAAGAGGCTCGCAAGGCTTGGCCCATGATGGAACTTCTCAGGAGAATCCACGGCCAAACTAATTTCTTGATTTATAATACATAATGTCCGGATATACGCGTCTTGGAAATAACAGAAATTTTGTTACTCTCCGTAAAGAGAAGGAGGCTCAGATGCTGGCTCAGGAGCAGGCCCGCCGGGAACTGTCGGCTGCTCGCAAGGTGGCGCGCCCAATTCTTCGCGGATCTTTCGCTGGATACCGCCAGAATCGCGCTGGCAACATCGAGAGTTCGATTTATGGTGGCATCGGTGGTAAGGCTGCGGCCAATTTTGGCCAGAGACGGCCAGGTGTGGCTTCCGCCAGAGCTTTGACGGCAATTGGCGGTTTTGGAGCTGAATACGCCAAGGGGCGCAATAATCGCAATGCGGCACGTGTGAATGTTCAGCTAGCTGTTAATAGACTTATTGGTAAGTCAGTAGGCCAGTGGAATAAGAACGATCGGTCCAATTATATGAAGTATCGTTCTCGTTATCAGAATGCAGTGAATCAGGTCGTCAGATCAGGTGGTGCAATTATTTACAATAATAAAGGAAAACCTAGAAGCATGCTGCGTGGCATGGCCCGCCTGCGCGAGGTGGGTCGTGGAGCTCGCGCCAGTCTGCGTAACAAGCTTGGAGCTGCACGCATGTATGGACGCACTGGTCTGAGTGCTGGACGTTATGCCGCCAACCTCGCTGCGGCAGCCGGAGCACGCGGCTATGGATCTTTTGCCCGTGGTCTGGGCAAGGCGGCTGGTTACGGCTACCGTGCCGGCCACGCTATGGGCAACTACCCACGCGCTGCATTGATCGCCCAGCGGGCACCCACCGCAGCCTCCGTAAATGAGGCTGTGACCAAGTACAACCGCGCCCTTGCTCGTGCGGCAAACAGCCCAACCCCCGGAAATGTGAGTGCAGCTCTTGCAGCTGGGACGCGTGCTCAGGGACTTCTGGCAAGAGCTTCCCCATAAAATTATAAAGTAATAATATATGCCGGTCTGGCAACATTACGCTGGACACTTTGTCGGAAATAATCGGACTTTTAATAACAGAGTTGCAAATGAATTGAATAAACATCCAAATACCAATCTTGACAAAATTGCGCGCAAAGTTGCGAGAAATATGCTCATGGAGAAATATTACAGAACTCGTGAAAACAGAAGACACGGAATGCGCTGGACTGTAGGCGGCAATACTTATCATATGCTTGGGGGGCCAAAAGCGGCCTTTATTGCATCACAAGTGAATATATCAAAGTATAATCGCGCAATCGAAAATCTAAACTATGAAAATAAAAAGATCGCTCGTCGCGAGGCGCAACTCAAGCGTCTTGGACAGTACAAAGCATCGTCTCGAATTCTTCTACGATTAAGAAAGCTCAGAACAATTATTCACCGGAAAATTGCCTATCTCAAGCACAAAGCTAAGCATGACATGTTAATGGCTTATAGTAGAAGAACAAATACAGGATCAAGATATTTAGCATCTGGTGTGGCGCGCGTCCATGGGTTGTTCAATAGACCACGGTCTTATCTGGCAACCCGTGGTAAAAATGCCAATCAGCTTAGGAGCCTATTGGAAAATTAGGTTTTGTGCTCGGACCCTAACCCCGGTCGTCATATAAACCATCCCAAAAATGTCTCTCATGCCCGACCGCCCCAAGCCTCTCGGCTGGAACGCCACCCGCACCGAGGCCGTCGCCCAGCGGACCGGCACCCCTAAACAACCAACCCCCAAAGCC